AAAAAGCCAGCAAAGACCTCGACAATTTTGTTGAGAAAACTCGGGTTTCTGCTGGTGTTGCGGCAACCGCATTTGCGGCAATGACATATCAGGCTCTGCAATTAGCCGATGAAATTGTTGATACCGCCAAAGCCAATGACATTGCTGTTGATTCAATTCTGAAATTACGCAATGCTCTTGCGTTAAGCGGTGGCGATGCTCAGAACGCCGGGAAACTGATTTCATCGTTTACTGCCAACATTGACAAGGCGGCTGAAGGTTCCTTTGAAATGCAAAAAACCCTGAAAGGGGTTGGCGTATCACTGGACGATTTGCGGAAATTAAGCATTGACGAATTGATGACAAAAACCTTTAAAGGTTTGTCAGAAATTGAAGACCCGCTGACTCGCAACGCCAAGGCAATGGAGTTGTTTGGCAAAGCAGCCAAGGGTGTTGACTTTGCAAATCTCAGCACGGAAATTGACAATAGTTCAGGCGCAACAGAAAAACAAGCCAAAGCAATTGAAGATGCGGCGGCGGCATATGACGCACTAGCAAAAGCAGGGCGTGATTTCAGCGTTATGTTGGCGGTGGAGCTTGGGCCAAGTATCAAAACCACAATTGACTTCATTGGTGGCATGGATAAAACTATGTCGTTGATGGGCGCAACTGTCAGGACAGTATTTGAAACAATTGTTCTGTTTGGCTCGGATGTTATTTTTGTTTACGAGGGAATTGCCGATGCTGTGATGCACGTTGGCGAAACCTTGAAGTTGCTTGGCAAAGGCAAAATTAGCGAAGCTTTTGAATTGGATGACAAGCACTTTGCCAAGTGGGATAAAAAACGGGCTGAGTTGGATGAATTCCAGCGGCGTGTTGCTGGTGGTGGCGGTGGTTATGGTGGCGGCGTAAGTGACTTTAAAGACCCGCGTTTGAACATGGGGTCAAGCACAGTTCCTGCGCCACCAGAACGAGATGTAATTGTAGGAATTGACGCAAAAGCTGAAGCGGAACGCAAAAAAAGATTACTTGAAGCGGAAGCCTTGCGGAAAAAACAGCAAGACCTGTTGATGAAGGGTTTTCAAGAAGAACAGCGCGAGCGTGAAGAATCTAGACGATTGTTGGCAGAACAGCAAACAGAATTTTTGCTTGGCAACAAAGCTGTTCGTGAAAGACAAAATTTGGCAGAGCAAGAAATTGAACGAGCCAAAGAAAATCTGGAGTTGATTCACGCTGGTCGCAACTTGCGCGGCGAAGATTTGCAACTTGCTCAAGAACTCCAGCAAATTGAATGGAAGCGTCTTGATGCTCGCAAAGCAATTAATGAAGATGACAAGTTAACCCGCGAAGGGCGTGAAGCGGCATTGTTGCGTGAAAATGAATTGGCTGAAAAAGCTATTGAATTGGCTAAACAACGCAATGAGTTGGCAAAGGAAGTGCGTGAAGGAACAATGGCTGAAGGCTTTTTTGACGCAATGGCTACTGCGGCAAGAAATGCAACAACTGAATTTGAGCGTGGTCAGCAAGCCTTCCAAGCAGTTATGGGTAACATGGAATCGGCAATTAACCAATTTGTGCAAACTGGAAAATTGTCGTTTAAAGACTTTGCCGCAAGCATCATTAGAGATTTGATTGCCATCCAGATGAAATATCAAGCAATGGCGTTGTTTCAAATGGCTTTAAAAAGTTTGGGGCTTCCAGTTGGCGGCGGTGGCGGCGGTGGCGGCGGTGGCTGGTTCAATGATGTTTATATGGCGCAACCAAGAGCAACTGGCGGCCCTGTAAGCGCGAACAGCACTTACATGGTTGGAGAGCGTGGGCCTGAATTGTTTGTCCCGCGCAATGCTGGAACTATTGTTCCAAACCATCGTCTGTCTGAAGTTATGGGTGGTGGTGGCCAGTCAGTTACATACAATGGGCCATACATTGCGAACATGAACGCAATTGATACACAATCCAGTGTTCAATTTCTTGCCAAAAACAAACAAGCTGTTTGGGCGGCTAATCAGTCTGCACAGCGGTCATTACCAGTGAGCCGATAATGAGCATCACACAAATTTTAAGCATCAGCGAAAGTGTTGGTATTAACGACCAACGACTTGTTGGTCAAACTATTAGCCGCAACCAGAAAATCTTGACGAGTGAGATTCTGACTGTTGTGCCTTTTGAGTTCACAATGCGACCAATGAACTATTTGCTGTATTCGCAAAACAGGGACTTATTGAACAGTTTGCGGATTCCTGACAAATCGCTTGAGCGGTATATTAATTTTGGCTCAACTGGTTGGGTCAATTACATCAAGTATCAAGGCCAAATGACCCCCGGTCAAATTGCCGCTTGTCAATGGCAAACATCGTCAGCCAACAAAGTCTTGGTGTTGGGTTCTTTGCCATCAATCACATCTACTGATTATTTGTTCAGAATTGGCGACTTTGTTCAGGTCGGTAGATATTCATACATCGTGACAGCAGATGTAACCAGAGGGCCAAACCCTACAGTTAACGTGCCTGTTCACCGCAATCTAATTGATGCTTTGGTTTCTCCAGTTGCGTGTGTTGCTGGCGAATACGGGACAACAACCAGCCTTGGCGGTAGCACCTACACTGGCATTACATTCCCTGTGATTTTGCGGGAATATCCCACATACACGCTTGTTCCAATGACCAATGATTCATTCATCCAATGGTCAGGAAATTTTGTCGCATTTGAGGCGGTTCTATGAATGTTATTGCTCCAGTTGTCGGAACAAACAACATCAGGGTTGCTGATTTTGTCAGAATTAACACTGGCTCTGCAATTTATAGGTTCACGACTGCGCCATCAAACACTAGAGTTGCCGCAGTTGATTCAACCGCTTTTGACGCTGTTGGCGTGTTGATGAAAGTTGGCGATGTTCAGCGAGACATAAAAAGCACAGCTAACGAAACATCCGTCACGCTGACAGGCATTGATACGGCTATGCTCGGGTATGTATTGGGTCAGACAGTAAAAGGCTCATACATTCAGATGTGGCATGGTTTCTACAACACAAACGGCGCACTCATCACATCGGGTGGAACTGGTGGCTTGTATCAGTTTTTTAGCGGCTACATTACTTCATTCAGCATCCAAGAACAATGGATGGAAGAAGCCCGAAGCTACATTGGCACAATTTCAATTTCTGCATCTAGCACACAGCTAATTTTGCAGAACAGAACGGCTGGCCGATACACCAACGATGACAGTTGGCAGTTTTACAATTCCGGCGACAAGAGCATGAATCGTGTTCCGTATGTCAGCACAATCAATTATTTGTTTGGGAAAAAATGATGATTCGCAAAGCAAATCGTTTTGACATTCCCGCAGTGCTGGATATGTTGCGTTCATATAGAAATGAAACGCCACTGGATTTTCTGCGAGATGCTGACGATGCTGAATATGTGTCTCAGATGTTGACCGAGTTGATTGCTGGCAAAGGAATTGTTCTGTTGGCAGAAGAAAATAAAAGCCCTGTTGGAATGTTAATTGCTGGCATCATGCCTAGCATTTGGTCGCCAAAGCATTGGGTTTTGACAGAGTTTGCATATTGGGTGTCTCCAGAACAGCGTGGTGGCACTTCTGGTTACAGGCTTTTGAGAGCGTATCTTGATGAAGCCATTGAATTGAAAGAAGCTGGCAGAATTTGCAATGCTTTTATCAGCAAGATGAGCAATAGCCCAGACTTGAAATACAGCAAGTTTGGTTTTGAAAAACTTGAAGAATTTTGGGTGATGTAAATGCCGGGTTCAGTTGTTGCTTCATATTTTTTTACAGCCGGAACATGGCAATTTGCGGCAACCGCATTTGCCATTAACATTGTTGCCTCATCTATTATTAGCAAGTCGTTAGGCGCGGATAACCCGTTAAACAACGACAACCAAGCCAATCGAAACCCCGGCAACAGGGTTCAATTGCCACCAGCTACAGACAACAAATTGCCAGTGGTTTATGGGTCTGCTTATGTGGGCGGCATTGTCACCGACTTGAGCATCACCACGAACAACCAAACAATGTATTACTGCATTGCTTTGTCTGAAGTGACAAACAGCGAAAACGGCGGCACTGGTGATGTGTTTACATTTGGCAAAATTTATTGGGGTGGCAAGCTCTGCATTTTTGACACTGTAGACCAAACAAAAGTTGTTTCTCTGTATGACGAATCAACTTTCAAATCACAATCGGTTTCAGGAAATTTGTTTATCAATTTGTATCGCAACGGTTCAAACACTCCGACCAATAGTTCGGTCAGCGCGATTACATTGATGAGTGCTTCAAACTTGGTTTATAAATGGAATTCTTCCAAAGCCATGACAAATTGTGCTTTTGCAATTGTCAAGGTCATTTACAACCAAGACATGGGTTTGGTTGGATTGCAACAAACAAGATTCCAAGTTAACAATCCAAGAACAGCACCGGGCGATTGTTTCTCAGATTATTTCAAATCATCCCGTTATGGCGCGGCAATTCCAGTTGAACAATTGGACACTACAAGCCTGACAGCACTTAATGCGTATTCAGCGGGATTGTTTGAATACACAAATGCTGGCGGTGTTCTTGCGACACAAGCTAGATTCAAATTTGATGGCGTTATTGATACTTCTCAAACAGTGATGACCAATTTGCAACAAATGGCTTCATCATGCGATTGTCTTTTGCGCTATAACGAAATTACCTCTGAGTGGGGTGTAATTGTTCAATCTCCAACTTATTCTGTGGCTATGGAGATTGATGACAGTAATATGGTTTCTGCTATACAAATCACGCCGACAGATTTGTCAAGCAGTCCCAATATTATCGAAACTAAATTTGCCAGCGGGACAGAGCAAGACACATTTTCTTCTGCTGCATTTAGCCTTCAATCATTAGCGCCGTCATTGTTATATCCCAATGAACCAGTAAACAAACAATCGGTTAGTTTGCCTCTTGTTAACAATGATGTACGAGCGCAATACATTTCTATTCGCTTGTTAAAGGCTGGTCGAGAAGATTTGATTGTCAAAGTGTCCGTGTCTTATGTTGGTTTACAACTTGAAGCTGGCGACATTGTTGCGTTGACAAGCGCAAATTATGGCTGGACAAACAAACTGTTCAGAATAGCCCAAGTCGTTGAGAATTTTGGTGATGATGGTCAAATTACAGCGGCATTGACATTGCTTGAGTACAACTCAACAGTTTATGACGATGAGCCTATTAATGAATTCCAACCAGCGCCAAATACTGGCATTCCATCGCCATTGATTTTTGGAACTGTCCCTGCGCCAACAATTGCCAATCAATCGCCTAATGCGGCTGTACCTTCATTTGGAATTGCTGTTGAATCATCAACTGATGGTGTTTGCCAATATGCTGAAGTTTGGTATTCTGCATACGCAAGCCCAACGACCTCGCAACGCATTTTTGCTGGCATTACATCTGTTCTTGCTTCAGGCAATTCATACGACAATTCAACAAGCATGGGAACAGTTGAGATTGCTAACATTCCGCAAGGTAA